AAAGGTAAACGGCGAAGAGATGACGAGAGAACTTGAAAGCCTTGGGGGCTTAGACACTAAACGAGGCGTTATTAAGGTCAATACAACAGATGAAGACAAGAAAATTAAAATTAACAACGCAACGTTTGGGGTTAACAAAACGCTTGAAGCCGGAAGTTCTATCAGCAACGACAGCCTTGAGTACAAAAGCAGTTCGGATAAAAGAAAAAAGGTTGATGTTTTGTTCAAGGTAGACAATGGAATTTATGATTATGTTGGCGCTGTTGGCACAACAAAAATTGATGGGTTTATCACTTATGAAATACAGGCTGAGGTGACGCTAAGCGGTGAAGACGTTGTTGTTGCTTCGGCACGGGCGACAATTCAGGGCCTTGTTAATGAAAGCCAGAATTTTTCATACGGCCATCGCATAGAAATCCCAAAGGTCAAAAAAGGAAAAAAAGTTAGAATACGTGTTGAGATCATCGACGCCGAGGTTCACTCTGGAGCAACGCTTCAAGTCACGGCGTACGGTTACAAGTTATTGGATGAGAACTGATCATGCCTCTTAATTCAAAGACCAATCTCAAGCTGATCGACGCCTTATGCGAAGGACCAATTGATGGATTGGTAAGCGGCCGAAACAGTGTTTTTCTAAATGAAACCAAGGTCACTCGTGAGCAGCAAAAAGTAGAAGAGGCCGTTTCTTTTGCCACCAGAAGAGGAGTGCGCAAGCAAGGTTCTTTTGATGAAAGCAGCCTTCTTAGTGATGCCCAAACGACAATTATTGATGTCAATGAGCAGATTGGTAAAAATTACAGCGAAACCTTAAATGCAAACAATCGCGTCAAAGAACGGGATTACGGCGAAGGGCAGGTAGTGCGTGAAATCACTGATACTGATGCTGATTTTGTTCAACTTGTTTTCACTGTTCCTAAGCTTTACTGCGTAGCCCCAGAGGGTTTGGCGCGTGGTCAGCTTTTCTTTGCAAGGATAAAACTAGAGCTAAGTATTCAAGACAAAGACGGCAGCTATAACAAGGTCAACATTAAAGCAGAAGGGGCGATTGAAAGGAACATTATCAAAGGCATTTCAACTTCATCGTATCAGTTCAAGACGCAACCAATAAATCTTAAAAACAAGAAAGGAGAGAGAAAAGCTCCTTATCGAATTAGGGTAAAAAAACTTGCTTTTGGAAACACAGACGAGCAAAAAGAAAGAGCGTTTGAGATTAAATTTACCGACCTGGAAGACCTGCCTCAAAAAACATCTTTGGCAGATAAGCGTGCTGACACAATTTTCTGGACAAGCATTATTGTCGGCAAACGGTTTAAAACAAATTATCCGTTTACCGCTCTTGTTCATCTAAGCATTGACTCTGAAGAGTACAATACGTTGCCTGCTAGGGCTTATGAAGTGCGGGGGATGAAGGTAAAAATCCCATCAAATGCAACGCCTTTAGCTGACGGTAGTTTGTATTTTGGCGGCCTGCCTACAAGCGACAGTGACAGCACAAGCACTGTTCCGTTTGACGGCAGCTTGAAAGATGGGCGGTTCTACACAACATGCCCTGTTTGTTGTTTCTACGATTTGCTTACCAACAAAAGGTATGGCTGTGGTGATTTTATTGATGAATCAAATGTTAACTGGGTCGATTTAATTGAGATCGCAAAGTATTGCAATGAGACTGTCAGCACGCCTGAAGGCAAGGAACCGAGGTTTGCAATCAATACTGTCCTTGGCTCGCAAGCAGAGGCTTACAACGTCTTGCAGGACATGGCGAGCGTTTTTCGTGGGATGCTTTTCTGGAAAGCAGACAACGTACAGATTGCAGCAGATCATGGCGAATTAGGCTACCAAAACGTTGAAGCCATCCACGCTTTTAGCAATTCAAATGTTGTTAATGGCAGCTTTGCTTACAGTGGATCATCTTTAAAAACACGAAGTACAAGAGTTCGCGTCAGGTATAACGATCCAGAAAATTTCTACAAACCAAACTTTATTATTATTGAAGACAAGGCATTAATTGAGAAATACGGCATCCAGGAAAAAAGCGTTGTTGCGTTTGGTTGCACGTCTAAATATCAAGCGCAGCGCATGGGGCGTTGGATTATGGAGTCTGAAAAGCTTCACGACGAAACAGTTTCTTTTTCTGTTGGTCTTGAAGGCTTGAACGTTTTACCGGGTCAAGTGTTCGAGGTGTCTGATGAAATGCGATCAGCCGTGCGTCTGGCTGGTCGAATTGTCGGAGCAACCAAAAGCTTTGTTGACATTGATCAAACAGCAACGTTGCCGTCTGGGTCAAACAACAGATTGACGGTAACGATGAGAGATGGAACGTTAGAAACACGAGGCATCTCAAGCGTTAGCGGCAGCAGGATTCAGCTGGTTTCTGATTTTACGCAAGATCCACCAGACGATGCGTTATATGCAATTAGGAACGACAGCAACGTTCTAAACAAGTATCGTTGTTTAACAGTCGCTGAAGGTGAAGGCGGTGTTTATAGCGTTGTTGGCGTCAAGCATGTTGACGGAATTTATGCAATTGTTGAAGAGGAAACAGGAGATCCAGCACTTAGTGATTTGTTTTCTTGGAGCGCTGATCCGTCTGCGCCGCAGAATCTACAAATTACGTTCCAGCAAATTGCTGATGGACGTAATACGACAAACCGCGCCACAATTTCATGGACAAGAGGACTTACGGGTCCAGTCTCTGAATTTAGGGTTCGCTATAAAATTGGTGATGGCAATTGGGTTGGTCAGTTTACTGAGAACAACTCAATTGATGTCAACAGCAATTTGGCAGTTGGCACACGTCTTTATGCAGAGGTGCAGGCAATTGGCCCTGAACCAGATCGCAAAAGATCAGCTGTTACGACAGCAGATCGTGTTGTCCCAGTTGCCGGAACTAGCGACACTGTTGATGGTATAGCCATTGTTAATCTTCCGCCAGATCCTGAAGACGTAACGATTGAAGCTTTAGGCGAGGACCAAGTTGTATTGCAATGGTCTTCGACGGCAAGCGGTCAAAACCTAGACAGCTTTGTCGCTGTTATTAGGCATTCAGGCAAGACAGATGGCACTGGGACGTGGCCAAATAGCACGTTGTTACGCAAAGTTGAGGCGCGAACCACGCAGGCTGTGCTGCCACTGCTTAATGGTGAGTATCTTGTCAAATTTGAAAATGATCAAAAACAACGCAGCGCAAATGCTGGCAGTGCAGTTATTAACATTCCTGAAGGCATTCCAAGGTTTAATTATGAGGTGGTGCGTGAAGATGCTTCGCCTGGGGAGTTCCCAGGAGATAAAGTCAACGTTTACTACAGCAGCGAATATGACGGTTTAATTTTTGACGGCAATGCAAGTTTTGATTCTATCGCAAGTCTTGATGGATTCACCGCTAATCTTGACACTCTTTTTGGCACGCAATTTACAAACGGAGAGTATTTCTTCCAACATGTGTTGGATTTTGGCGCAAAGTACAGTGTGCGCTTACAGCGTATTTTAAATGCACGAGGGTTGTATATCACAGATCTAATTGATGGTCGAACAGAGCTAATCGATGTTTGGTCTGATTTTGACGGTATCATTCCTGATGATACTAACGTTGAGGTTTATTTTCGCAAATCAGATGGCTTTGCCACTTTGTCCGACATTGTCAACGAAGATGGCGACAAAATTCAACACGAAGACGGTGGAAATTTAGAACAGCAATCTGATCTTGCTTTTGAGGAGTGGATACCGCTTGAAAACAACGTTTACGTTGGCCGATCGTTTCAATTCAAAGCGGTGCTTTCGACAGAGCATGTCGATCAAACACCGCTTGTCGATCAGCTTGGCGTCAAGGTGCAATTTGAGCGCCGCACCGAAAACAGCCAAACAATTAACTCTGGAACGAATGCAGCAGGTAAGACGGTGACGTTTGCAGATGCGTTTTACGCCGATGCTGATACAAAGGTGACTGTTGGAATTACTGCTTTTGATTTAGAGCCTGGAGACCGTTACGTCATTTCAGAGCCTACGGCGACAGGTTTCACCATTACGTTCAGAAATACTTCTAATCTTGGCGGCGATATGGATGACAACTTCGCTGACCTTAGCGGGGGTACTGTCGTTGCTCGAGATTTCCAGTACACTGCGATAGGATTTGGAACTCAGCAGTCTTAATTTTTTACTATGGCTCAAGCTGACGGCATTGTTGCAAACGCTAGCGGGGCGAGCGTAAGAGCTGACATCAATAACCAGCTGGCTGCTGTTTTTACGAACCACAGCGGCACAAACGCGCCAACAACAACTTATGCGTATCAGTTTTGGGCGGACACGACAACAGCCCAACTAAAAATCCGAAATTCAGGCAATTCTGACTGGATCGTTTTGCGTGGGCTTGACGGTTCTTTCAGTATTGGAGACGGCACTGTTTCCGCGCCTGGAATTGCTTTTTCGTCAGATACAAATACAGGTTTTTACAGAGCAGCAACAGACACGATTGGCGTCTCTTGCGGTGGTGTTAGCAGATTTATTGTTGGTGGAGCGCTGAGTACAAACGACGGCGGCCCATCGTTGCTGTGGAAGACTGCTATCAACCCAATTGGCAGTACGTCTGAAAGCGCTGAAGGTCTGCAGATTACGCAACGCGGTAAGTTAAACATTGGCCAATATGGTGGCACTTGCATCGTTCTTAATAGGAACAATGACGATGGGGTGTTAATGGCTTTTCGCCAAAACACAACTATAGAGGGCAGCATTTCGGTTAGCGGCACAACTGTTAGTTACAACGGCGCACATCTTTCGCGTTATTCGCAGTTGCCTGGCAATGCTGCTCGTGCTGAAATTTTACGTGGCACGGTGTTGACCAACCTTGATGAAATGTGCGAATGGGGCAGTGAAGGCAATGAGCAGTTAAACCGAATGCAGGTTTCAAGCGTTGAAGGTGATGTCAATGTTTCTGGTGTTTTCCAAGGTTGGGATGATGACGACGAGACGTATACGAAGGACTTTTATTGTGCAATGACTGGTGATTTTGTTATTCGCATTGCAGAAGGCACCACCGTTGCTCGCGGTGATTTGCTGATGTCAGCCGGTGATGGAACGGCAAAACCTCAAGACGATGACATTGTGCGTAGCAAGACGATTGCCAAGGTAACTAGCACCGTCAAGTCGGTCACTTATTCCGACAAGAGCTACTGTGTCCCTTGCGTCCTGATGGCTTGCTGAAATGGCTGATAGAAAAATTTCACAGCTGACGGAGCTAACCGCGCCAGCCGTTGCTGACACATTTGTTGTTGTTGACGCTAGCGAAGCAACTAGTGCTGCCAAAAACAAACAGATCAGATTTGACACGATCCATAAAGCAGCTCCTGATGGGACAGCGTCTGCGCCTGCAATTAGTTTTTTAAGTGATTCAAGCGCTAGTGGTTTTTACCGTAGTGCTGCCAATGAAATCGCAATTACTGCAAACAGCAGTTACGTCGCCAAATTTACGACGGCTGGGTTTCAGCTAGGCACTGGAACGGCAGCAGCACAACTGCATCTGTTTAGCACCGATACGACCGATCAGGTCATCATTGAAAACACGGACGCTGGTTTAGATACAGCACCTGATGTTGTGTTGTATCGCAATTCAGCATCACCGGCTGCCAACGATAATCTTGGCAACCTTGAGTTTCGCGGTAGGAATGCTGCAAGCCAAGACGTTGCCTATTGCCAAATTTCTGCTCAGTTGGCTGACACGACTGATGGCAGTGAAGATGGCATTTTGCAGTTGATGTCAGCGGCTGCTGGAACGGTAGCTGCACGCGTCACTGTTAAAAGCGACAGGGTTGGGATTAACGAAAGCGATCCAGAGCATCCGTTGCATATTACGGAGTCTGTTGAAAACACTGGCTTGTTTATTGAGTCAGCTGAAGCCGTCGCTGTTAGTGCTGCTGACATCACGCTGTATCACCATCGTGGTTCAAGCGTTGCAGGGCAAGACAATGATGTCTTGAGCAGCATCAATTTTCAAGGAAACAATGATGCGTCAACGCCTGAGCAGATTCTGTTTAGCAAGATCGAGTCAACCATTGTCGATGCAAGCGACACAACAGAAGACGGCAAGCTTGACTTCAAGGTCCAGTCTGCTGGAACGTTAACGAGCATGGCGGCAATTACTGCTGCCAACGTG